GTACGTGCACGATGGAAGGTGCGCGGATGCCTCGCCAATCCGCCCTCCGGTCAGAGGTGGTCTCCGCACCACCGAAGGCCCTGTACGCCTCTGCCAAGAATTATTCGATCGGCAGATCGGAGCGTAAAGGCCCCCGGGTTCAGCAGAACCAGCCCCGAGAATGGCAGGAGGCCATCTGGGACTTCTACGACGTCGTCCCGGAGTTCCGGTTCGCGGTGTCCTGGGTGGGGAACCTGCTCAGCCGTGCCGAACTGGTGGTGCACAAGAACGGGGTGCCCACCACGGACGCCACCGCCACCGAGGCGATGGCGAACCTGTTCGGCGGCACCGAGGGGCAGCGGGAAATGCTGCGGCTCCTCGGCATCCACTTCACCGCCGTCGGTGAAGCGTTCATCATCGGCGTGCCGGAATCGAAAGACCAGCACGACGAATGGATGGTCGCCGCCGCCACCGAGGTGCGGCAGCGCGGTGAGGACGGCCCGGTGCTGGTCAGCGACGACGAGCTCCCCGGTGATGCGCTGGTGATCCGGCTGTGGAAACCCCACCCGCGGAAAGCGAAACAGTCCGACTGTCCCAGCCGCGCCGAAATGTCCACCCTCGCGGAACTGGTCGGCTACTCGCAGCACGCCGCCGCGCAGATCGACTCCCGGCTGTCCGGCGCCGGGGTGCTGCTGCTGCCGTCCGAGATGGAACTGCCCACCCGGACGCAGACCGGCATCACCACCGACGGCGACGAGAACGTCGCCCTCGAACTTTCCGGCCCGGAAGGGTTCGCGCAGGTGCTGAGCGACACCATGGGCGCGTCGATCGCCGACCGGAAGAGTGCGTCCCGGCTGGTGCCCGTCATCCTGCAGGGCCCCGGCGAATACCTCGACAAGGTGAAGCTGATCCAGTTCTGGACCGGCCTGGACGAAGCGATCCGGCCGCTCCGCGAAGCGGCCACCGTGCGGCTCGCCACCGGCATGGACATGCCGCCGGAGATCCTCACCGGCACCGGTGACGTGAACCATTGGGGGGCCTGGCAGATCGAAGAAGCCGCCATCAAAGCGCACACCGAACCACTGCTCGATGTGATCTGCTCCGCCATCACCGAGGGGTACCTGCGGCCCTACCTGGACGCGGAGGACGTCGAGGACTGGGAGGACTACGACATCGTCGCGGACACCTCCGAACTGCGGATGCGGCCGAACCGGTCCAAGGAAGCCATCGAACTGTACGACCGGGCGCAGCTCAGCGGTGAGGCGGTGCTGCGGGAGAACGGTTTCGACCCATCCGTCGACGCCATGGACGACAAGGAGCGCATCGAGTGGTTCATCCAGAAGGTGGCCTCCGGGCAGACCACCCCGGAGATCGTGGCCGACGCGCTGCGCATTCTCGGTGTCAACATTGCGGAGCCCGCCCCGGCCGCGCCGGCGGAGGAACGCCCCATCCGGTCGCTGGACGAACACCCACGCCGCGCGGAACCTGACACCCAGGACCAGGCGGCGGTGGCAAGCCTCGACCCACTCGTCACCGCCGCCGAGGTGATGGTGTTCCGTGCGCTCGAGCGTGCCGGCAACAAGCTGAAAGCCCGGTTCGGGACACCGGTGAAGATCCCCGCGTCGCAGCTGTACATGTCGGTGCCGACACTGTCACGGCTGGAATGCGAAGAGCTGCTCGAGGACGCCTGGTCGTGTGTCGGCGGGCTTGGCTACAATCTGCAGCTCGAGAAGGCGCTGCAGGAATACACCATCGGACTGCTCCGGCTTTCCAAGCCGCACGAGCGGGACGCGTTGTCGCGGCATCTCAGTCTCAGCTTCACCGCGGTGACGGCGGCCTGACATGGACCCCCGGACCTTCGCTGCCGAACGTCACGTTCGGCTGAAGGCAGGCGATGGCTACATCCGACCAGTCGTTGAGGAAGGGCTCGCCGCTTACAGCCGCGGCGAGTCCGACTGGTCGGATGTCATCGTCGACGCCGCCGCGCAGATCTGGTTGGAGAACTACCAGGCCGAGTCCCCCGGCCGGCCCTACTCGCGGCCGCTGGCCCGGTTCCGCACCGACCTGGCCGACACCCTCGACCTGACCACCGACCCGGACGGGAACGTCACCGACGCGCAGGTGGACCGGATCACCCGGTGGCTGTCGACCTACGCCACCAACGCCGGCACCATCACCGGCGCGTTCGGTCACGGCGAACGGTTCAAACGGTGGACCACGATGCAGGACGAGGCGGTACGGGATTCGCATGAGGTGGTGGACGGGCAGATACGTCCCATCGGCTCGACGTTCAACGTGGCAGGCACCCGCCTCGGTTTCCCCGGGGAACCGGTCGGCCCGCCAGAAGTCTGGATCAACTGCAGGTGTGTTCTCATGCCTGCTGCACGGCAAGGAGAGGCCATGGGCGCCAACACGTACATCATCGGCCCGGAGGATGAGGTGGAGGAGAATCCTGATGTGGTGGAAGGCTACGACGCGTTCGCGTCGAGGGTCGACCCGGCCGACATCGCGGTAGAACCCCCCGACGAGGAGGACCTGGTCCCCGACACCCCGGAGGACGACGAGGAGCTCATCACCGAGATCCCCGTGCACGGGGTGCTGGCGCCGGAGGGGATCTCCACCGGCGACGGCCGCAAGTTCGCGGTCGGGGCGCTGTCCACCCGGGCACTCCCCCTCCCGCTCCGCTACGAGGTGACATCGACACATGGCGGCAGCACCAGTGACGTTGTCACGGTGGGCCGGATCGACGAAGCCTGGCGGGACGACGAATCCGACATGTGGCGGTTCAAGGGTGTCGTGGTGCTCACCAAACCGCACGCCCAGGAAGTCATCGACGGCATCGTCGACGGCACCGTCCGCGGCACCTCCATCGACGGTGACGACGCCGAGATCGAAGTCACCCCGATGGGCGACGGCGAAGAGGACATGCTCGACGCCCTGGTGGCGATGATGAACCCCGACGAGACGGTGTTCTCCAAAATGCGGGTGGCGGGGCTCACCATCGTGGCGATCCCGGCGTTCCAGGAGGCGTACATCGCGCTCGGCCACGACTTCCAGGAGGACCTCAGCGACGAGGACCGGGAAGCGCAGGTCGCCGCGCTGCAAGCCTGCGGCTGCATGGACAACTGGGAGGTCGTCGACCTCACCGACTCCCCCGAGGACAACGCCCGCGCCGCGCTCGAGGCCGAGTTCCTGCAGGCGCACGAGGAAGAGTTCCGTGACTTCCCGCAGGCCCGCCGCGACAAGGACGCCGGCACCGGCGCCGCGATGCCGGACGGCTCCTACCCGATCGAGAACTGCGACGACCTGCGCAACGCCATCCAGGCGATCGGCCGGGCCAAGGACCCCGGCCCGGTGAAGGCGCACATCAAGTCCCGGAAATCCTCACTCGGCTGCCCCGAGGTGGAGATCCCGGAGGACTGGGGCAGTGACACCGAGGCGCTGTACGGCGACAGCATCGCCCTGGGCGCCGCCGCACTGGCGTCCAGCGACTATGCGGTGGCGCTCGGCGCGCACGCGTTCGCGCCCGGCACCAAGGACGGACCGGGCTGGATCACCCACCCGGTGGCTACCGCCCGGATCCGGCGCTACTGGGTGCGCGGTGAAGGGGCCGCGAAGATCGCGTGGGGCGCCCCGGGAGATTTCAACCGCTGCCGCAAGCAGCTCGCCAAGTACGTGCAGAATCCCGACTGGCTCGCAGGTCTGTGTGCCAATATGCACTACGAGGCTCTGGGGTTCTGGCCTGCCCAACACCACGGTTCCCGGGTCATCACTGCTGCTGGCTCGGCGCTCCGCTCCCCAGCGGCGCGGCTCACCCCAGAGGCGGCCACGGTGTATCCCCACGAGTGGTTCCAGAACCCCAGTCTCGAACGCCCTCTCCCCCTGCGAATCGAGAAAGACACCCGCCGGGTCTACGGCTATGCCGCAGAGTGGGGTGTCTGCCACGTCGGCGTCGCCGGCTTCTGCCAGGACGTCCCCCGATCCTATTCGGACTACGCCTACTACAAGAAAGGGCTGGTCGACACGGATGAGGGCGACCAGCCGGTCGGCATCATCAGCTACGGCACCGGGCACGCCGGTCGGTACGACCGGCTTGCCGTGGCGACCGCGCACTACGACGACCCCACCAGTGTGGTCGCCTGGGTGAACCTCGGCGAGGACGAGTACGGCATCTGGTACTCCGGGGTGCTCGCCCCCTGGGTCACCGATGAGGACATC